AATACTTGAGAATCTGAATATGCGATTGATGGAGAATATATTGCGGTCGGAAATAATCCAAAGAAATTATATTCAATTTCATTTCTATAGTCCCGATCAAACTTTAAAATTTTAGTAGTATTTGTCTTATAATCTATCGGATATTTCATTCGGAAAAAATATCCCTCTCTACCAGCATTTACTCCAGATCCGCTGGCAATAAATTCTATCCAGTGCTCCAAAAATTTTAACATTCTATATTCCTTATCAACATAAAATGTTAAATCAATTGCCGTAAAAATTCTAGTATGCGCCATCTTTTCGGCGACTCCCGTAACATCACCAACAATATCCGCAGTTCCAAGAGAACTGCCTGGCAATGATGCGGAAGAACACAATAATCCAGCACTTTCTGCAACGAATCTTGAACTAACACCTCTCAAAGTCAAATAACTTTGAAGAGGTCTTGATAATCCACCAAAGTAAACTTGATAGTGACTGGTTTGTGCAAGATTTCCAAAGAGTGGTTTAATCTGAGATATCTTGCGAGGACGTGCTATGGACACTCTAAATACTCTTAAGGTCTTATGTACTGTATTTAGATGTCGTATAAAGGAAAATATCAACCAGATAATCCTAAAAAATACAAAGGTGATCCAACTAATATTATATACAGATCCTTATGGGAGCGCAAATTCATGAAATATTGTGATCTTAATGAAAATATTCTCGAATGGGGAAGTGAAGAAATTGCATTGCCATATAGATCTCCCATTGATAATAAGATTCATAGATATTTTCCAGATTTTTATATTAAAGTAAGAGAAAGTAGTGGTGAAATTAAAAAATGTATCATCGAAATTAAACCCAAAAAACAAACAATAGAACCAGTACCACAGAAAAGAAAAACGAAAGGATATATCTACGAAGTGGTTGAATATGCAAAGAATCAGGCAAAGTGGAAGGTAGCAGAAGAATGGTGTGCTGATAGGGGATATGAGTTTAAAATTCTCACAGAAGATCATTTAGGTATTAAGTAATGGCAAGAAAAGTAAGTAAAATTCCAAAAGGAAAAATTAAACCTCTTCTCACAAGTCAGAGAGAAAAACTTTCTGAGCAACAACAAAAATCCATACAAGAAGAGCAGACTTCGGAAACTTTAGAGCAATTAGAAGTACCTACTAAAAAATTAAATAGAATTCAAATGCTGGAAGAGGCAATTTTACAAGGAATTGATAGTGAAGATGAAATTATGTCAATTATTCAAAAAATATTTGACGACACCGAAAAATATCCAAGACCAGGAAATATATACACTTTTGTTTATACTGCAAAAACACCAGGAATTTTATACGATCAACATCCATTATTGATGGTTGAATCAATCGATTTATCAGGATTTAGGGGATATAATGTACATTGGTCAGATCATAGAAATTATGTTTGGGAAGGAGTTGGAAGTTCATTCCATAGAGTTCAAAGAGGTGAAGAATTTGATTATCTCCATGATGTACCATATATGAAAAAGATGTCAACATAGTCTAAATAGTTAGAAAATTCAAATGGCAGAATGTTTCAGATATCCAGCAAAAAGAATAACTGAGTCTGATGATTATCTGCAGATTCTTATCGTCAATTATGTACCTCCAAGTGTAAGTACCAATCCATCAAATCTTATTCAGAGAACTTCCACTCAGGCACTGGCGGATAGTGGAAATTTAACGAACTCCTTATATCAAATTCTTCTTCCCATGCCACAAGGAATTAGTGATAGTAATATGGTTGATTGGGGCGATGATAGTTTAAATCCATTAGCTGCGGGACTAGTTGGTGGGACACAACAGGCTATAGCAGGAGATCCTGAAAAAGGATTTAAAGATATTACATCAGCAATAAAAAATGTTGCCACAAGCGGAAATGGACAAGATTTAGTTACCAGTTATTTTGCAGCAAAGGCAGCCAATTCCCTTAATGCGAATGTAAGTGCAGAAGGTCTTCTTTCTAGATCAGAAGGTAAAATTCTGAATCCAAATATGGAACTACTCTTTAAGGGAGTACAGTTAAGATCATTTAATTTTACATTTAATATGTCACCAAGAGATGATGTGGAATCAAAATCCGTTAAAAGTATTATAAGAGCATTTAAAAAATCAATGGCGGCCAGAACCTCAAGTGGTGCCGGTGCTGGATTGTTTATCGATTCTCCAAATGTATTTCAATTGGAATATAGAAGTGGTGGCGAAAAACATCCATTTTTAAACTCATTCAAACCATGTGCCCTAACAAACATGGCAGTTGATTATACTGCATCTGGTGCTTATGCAACTTATGAAGATGCAACACCAGTTCATATGAAACTTACATTATCATTTCAAGAATTGAATCCAGTTTACTTTAGTGATTATGATGATTCAACAGATATCGGAGTTGGATACTAATGGGATACTTTAGAGAACTACCAGATTTAGAATATCAATCACCTTTTGTAGGCAGAAATTCTTCTGATGCTTATGTTCGTGCTAAAAATTTGTTTCGTAGAGTCAAACTTCGTGACGATTTGCACAATGTAGTTACTCTTTTTGACAAATATCAAATTACTGATGGTGCTCGTCCGGATACTGTGGCAGAAGAATTATATGGTAGAGCAGATTTGGATTGGGTCGTAATTTTAACTGCAGGAATTGTAAACGTAAGAAATGAATGGCCTCTATCGGATAGAGATATCTACCAATATGCAGAAGAACTTTATAAGGAAAATTTAAATTCGAATCATCATTATGAGACTAAAGAAGTTAGAGACTCCAGAGGTCGTCTGATTCTTCCTGCAGGTAATGTTGTTGATTCCAATTTTTCAATTCAAAATCCGGATGATTATAGGGCAACATTAAATCCGGTTACTGGTATCAGTAATTACGAATATGAGGTAATTAAAAATAATAAGAAAAGATCAATTTATATCTTAAAAAAGGCATATCTCCAACAGTATCTGAATGATATGAGAAGAATTATGTATTATGACAAATCTTCTCAATATGTCAATAAAACTTTAATTCGTACTGAAAATACTAGAGTCACGATGCCATAAAAAAGGGGAGGTTTCCCTCCCCATTTCCGTTATTCTGCCAACTTTGCAAAGTAACTTAGAGTATCATCATCTTCTTCATCATAAGAAGAAGACTTGGTGGGAGCAAGATTCTTCAACTGAGTACGAAGATCTTCTTCAAGATCACTTTCCGAACCTCGTGAAGTTTCCTCTTCATCAGCAACCTCAGAGTCTTGACGACGAGTACTCTTGTTACCAAGAACATAATCAAGACGCTTCTTCAGTTCATCATAAGACTTAAACTGATCGGAAGCAACAAGTTCTGCAAGAGAATATTGCTTCTTCCAGATTGCTTCCATTGCATCGTCATCATCCAACAAAGATCCTTGTGAGGAAAACTCTGAAGAATCGTAGTTACGATAACCGGCAACATTCTTTGCCTTCAGTTTGAAGTTAGCACCTTGCCAGAAATCAAAAGGATCGATTGCTTGCTCATCCTCAAACTCTGGTTGCATCGCTGCCGTGATCTTATCAAAGATTTTCTTACCGAACTTATAAAGGAAGACCTTACCTTCATTATCAGGATTAGCAGGATCTTTGACCACGTAGATGTTAGCAACATAAGTTAGCTTACGCTTCTGCTTACGGGCAATTTCCTTACCAGCATCTGTACCATTATTCCATAGTTCAGAATTCATTTCCGAAACTGGATCCTTCTGATTCAGAGTGGTTAAACTGTTTTCAATGTACCAACCACCAGAACCTTGGAAGGCATGAGAATACAGTTTTACAAACGGCAGATCTTCGCCGTTAGGTGCAGGAAGGAAACGAATGACGGCATAACCATTACCACTCTTATCACATTCAAGTTTCCATAGACGATCATCACCAGATGATGTGGTATTATTCATTTTTTCGACTTCCTTGACCAGTTTTGCGGTCAGGGAACCAAGTTTGGATTGTTTCTTAAGATCAGAAAAAGACATTTGGATTAGTTGTGTAAATTGGATTTGTTGTATTTACTTAGATATTATAACAAAAATAGTATTACTTGTCAATGAACTTTTTGAGAGATTCTATTGTTTTATTCATACTATTAAAAAGCAAATTCATATCTGTATCGGGAGGAAATCCCATCAGAGTAACTGATTTACGCAGATTTTCTTTCATTTCAACCGCTTGTGGGTCATCTGAAAGGGACAAACGTGTATACATTACACGTTGCTTTTCTAGCAACTGAGTCAGTTTTTCAATATGTTCCAGTTTATCTTCACGAGTCATAGTACCAAACGACAAAATACTTCCATAAATGGATTTTTGAAGATCATTGATTTCTTCAAGTTCATCCTGAATTAATTCAGAATCAAAGAATTTACTCATT